CCTGGATTTTCTTGGACTACTCTCCAAGACCCTCTTGACCAAGATAAATGCAGACGCAGTTTTACGTTCTTCATGATAAGAAATCTGGTGAGGTGATAGGGAAACTTTATTACTTTTTGTTACCTTTAGTTCAAGCGTGAAATATATACCCTCTTTAGTAGTACCCAGAACATCTGGTATGCCATGATTTACCCAAGATTCCAGACGTATAAAAGAAAACTCTTTAAGATTCTTCCTAACTTGTTGCCAAAATAAACTTTCAGGTTTTGCCACAGTAAACACATTATAACTTAATATAAGAATAAGTGTTGTTTATATGGGAGATTTGGTATAGAATTATAGTATTATTTAACTAATGGAGAAAATAATGAAAGCATTTAAAGTTTATACAAAATGGATTGGCTATTCTGAAATAATAGTAGACGCAGAAAATGAACAAGAGGCTAAAGATTTTGTAGCTATGGGAAGTTATGACCCTAGTGAAGAATTACAAACAGGTAATGGTCTTGATTATGGATTTGAAGATGAAGAAGTTTTAGAAGTAGAGGAGCAAGACTAATTAAAATACAGGAGAATAATTATGCAAAATAAAATAACTAATGGTGATGTAGCTGATCTTCTTGGAAGTTTTAACGACTTTGACGAGATAGACTACAGAATCGAAGAATGTGCGACTAAAGGTTGCGTAGCAGTAGTTTACTTTTATGAAGATAAGCTGACTAAAGAGCAACAAATAACATCATACGGAGAATAACAATGGCTAAATACAAAGTACAAGGAGAATACACTTATACAGTATTCAAGATAGTAGAAGCTGATAACGAAGAACAGGCAAAAGCTATTGCTCAAGATGATGAACCTTTATGCACTTGGGAAACTGTAGATCAAGATAGCTACTTTGAATTTGTAGAAAGTGCAACGGAAACATTGTCAAGGATAGAGTAATGAGTAAGTTTAAAATTGAAAAAAATGTTCCAATACCAAAAAGGAAAGGAAATCCCACAGGTAGGACTGCTCAATGGGATAGTATTCTTCAACAAATGGAGAAAGGCGACTCTATCGGAGGCTTAAATGTTAAAGATAAGGGTTCAATAATGATGTACTCTAAAAAGAAACGCATACATCTTGTCTCTAGGAGAGAAGAAGGGCAGACAGACGCAGAAGGTAAACCGACCTACAGAATTTGGTATCGAGGGGAAGGAGTCTATCAGACAGACGATAGTAAAAGAGCAGACATAGAAGCTCATGCTTCTTCGCTACCCACAGACATATTAAGACAAGCAGAAGAACATGAAGAAAATAAAAACATTGTGGAAGATGTTTATACAATACAAAAAACAATCAATGAAGAAATGAGTTTAGCTAAAAAACGGGAGAAAAAGTGATGGAAGATTTTGTAATAGATATACAAATTAATGTGCATGATACTGATATAGAAGATACGCAAATTAAATCTTTAACTGCGTCTGTTCTTGAAGATCAAACTTTAATGATGATTATGGAAGATGTTGCAAAACATCTAAACGAGGAGGAAAAGTGATGGGAACAGATTTAAAGAGATACAACGATATTCCAGGCGAAGAACATGGCCCTGCACCAACAGAGCCACATGATGAATTTGGCAGACCCCTGGTCATTGAAGTAGAAAAAAACATACCTATACCTAACAAACGACAAAAATCATCAAAATACTATTTTGACATATACAGTCTAGAAGTAGGTGATTCAGTTTTCTGTCCAACTGAAAATATGGCTAGAGCAATATGTTTAAAATTAAAACGCCATGGTTTTAAAGGGACAGCAAAAAAATGGGAAAATGGCTTCAGAGTTTGGAGGACAGAATAATGGGACTAGATCAATATAGACGAGTTTAAATTACAGGAGAAAAAATGAAGTTTACTAAAGAAGAATTAAGATTATTAGAGATTTGCTTTAATATGAATAATGGCGACCACTATGCAAGAAACGATTTGTACCCTAAGTGGCTGCAAAAAGATTTTGGTTATTCTGCCGACAAAGTAGAGAATTTATTTAAAAGCATAGCTGTTAAATTTGTTAAGTTTAATGAGGAGAAAAAATGAAAACATACGCTTTTTTATATAATGATAAAGACGAAAAAAATAGGTTACAACAGTACAGAGTAGAAGTGATTGCCTCTACTCCCCGATCAGGCTACAACAAGCTAATGTCTATTCCGCATCTAAGCGATAAGGTTGTGCCAATGTATATGCGATTTGGAAAAGACGGATTTCAAGATACTGATTGGACCTCTTTAAGAAAAACAAAAAATGCCAGATAATATAAACCCTTCTCACTACAAAAATAGTGAGATTGAGTGTATAGAAGCTATTAAGGCTAGTATGTCTTTAGAAGGGTTTCATGGATATTTAAAGGGATCTATATACAAATATCTTTGGAGATACCAGGAGAAAAATGGACAAGAGGACCTACTGAAAGCACAATGGTTTATGGATAGACTTGTGCAGGAAGGTTTTGAAATAATAGAAGGAGAGATAAATGAGAAATGAACCCATCCCAATAAATACTGTAGTAGGAAGAAGATTCACTTCAGAATATCGAAAGAAGGTTATTCAAGATGCACTAGAAAACATAGTTAATGAGTGCATGAAAGACATTTACCCTGACTTCGCTGAACAAGATTATATTACTGAGGAACAAATGCAAATGAAGCAGCGAATATGGGACGAAATTAATATAGACAAGCATGATTGGCTTGCTAAATATCAAGGAGAAAATAAAAGTGAGTGATTATATTATAGATAAGCACAATGGCGAATATGTATTAGTGTCAGCAGATTCATCTAAGCCTACAGTCAGATTAGGCACGGATCAGCTAGAAGTAGCTAAAGTTAGAGCCAAACCTTATATGAAATTTATCTAAACGTGGTTTTATATAAGGACAAGTTTCCTTGTTCTCCAAAGTTACATTTTGACAGCACTTTATTAGGTACTATAGAATGGACTTGGAGAACACAACCCCCAGAAGCAATTTATTGGAAAACATACAAACCCAAGAAACGAGATATTAAAATCTTAACTAAGGTGACTCCCAATCAAAGGAAAGAAATAACAAACGAGTTATATCAAGAAATCATAGACAAGGAACACCCTAAAAAAGTTAAACAACCAAGAGTGAGGTCATTATGAAAAGAAGAAGAACGTATTTAAACCAAAAACAAGCAGAAGCATTACTAGCTATATTAAGAAGAAACGAACTTTTAGATTTGTTGGTATTTATAAATGTACACACCAAAGCTAAGAGTAAAAATTACCAACTATGTATAGATTGTTCTGACGATAGCTACCCAAGAATACACGCTAAGATCCAGGACATGCTTCCGCATCTAGCAGAAGAAAGTCACAAGCAAGCTTTAGGCGAGTTAATTTGGTATGAGTATGATGAGTCAGAACAAGATATAGTGCTAAAGCAAGTAACTAATTTAAAAGTTAGTTCTCTATAATCTGAGCATCTTGAACTTCTAGGAGTGGTTTGTAGTCTCCTAGAAGTTTTTTGATTCTATCTTTTATTTCTATTTCACTTAAAGAATCTAACGTACCTGTTCTAACCTCTTTTCTTTCTACATATATGCCTGCAGCACGTCCTCTCTGAACTTCAGCAGAAACAGCAGCAGTTAAGTTACCTTTTTTCATAGCTTCGTCTCTGATTTTGGCTAGTTCTCTAACGTGCCTACCAAATGTAACTTCATATTTCTTATCTAATTCTGCCTGAAGCTCTTGAATATAGCGAACAACAAGTGGGTATTTCTGAGGATTTGTTAGCTCGGAAGCTCGAACAGCAGCAGAACTCTCTGCATAGCCCGCATCTAAAGCACATTCAGTTTGGGTTTTGGACCCATCATTGTAAACATACTCTTTAGCAAAACGAACTTGCTTAGAGGTTAGATGCTTCTCATTACGACCAGATATGTTTCCTGATATTCCTTTTGGCATTGTAAAATTATACACCAAAGTAATAAAAAGTATGTAAAAGTTTCTAACTTTTGCCAGGTTAGATGGGAGACCAGATAAAATAAGGGTTTTTCTCATTTCCTCACCTGACCTAACTTTTACCAGGTTAGACGGAAACCCTTATAGAAGCTATATTTCCAGCACTTCTCACCCAGAAAACTAAAATTCTGTTAAATTTTTGTATTTAAAAAATAAATTTTGTAGAAATCTCAGGTGAGGTGAGGTTTTGTTATATAGGAAAACTAACAGTGTCAATAAAATCAATAACTTAGAGCTAACTTCTCACAGGTGAGGAAAAAATTTATTTCCAATAAAATCAATAACTTAGAGCTAACTTCTAAAGTAAGTTTCAGGTGAGGTCCTTGGTCCTTTTACCTCGAACAACCTTCTTTTGTCCCTTATTCTTAAATATTTTGTCCCAATTACTACTGAATTCTTCTTGAGAAATGTAAATAGGTCGTGGTTTAGAACCTTTTGACATTAGTCTCCGCCAGGAGCCATTCTTTTTCGTAATAGACCCATGATACCTTGTTGTAAACGTCTATTAACAGGATTACCAAGACTAGCAACCAATCTAACACCCATC